TGCCTAGAGATTTTAGAAAAACCCACTTAGCATATGTAACGCCACGATATGTCAGAAGTCTGAAGACTTTATCTGGATCATGTACCTCTGGATTGTACTCTGGAAGATCATATTCTACTTTGATCTTCAGCATTTAATTCCTCCTCAAGAGTGTTGAAGAAGAACGATTTCGCCATAAAGTAGAGCCATAGTTGCAACACATGCCAAGGTAATTACGCCTGTGATTTGTAGTGCTTCCATAAGTGCCTCACTTAGTATAAGTGCGTCCACGATAGCAAAATGTGCCATGTGGTACTTTGCCTGACTTACGAACTTCACATTCTACACCACGATATTTGGTGAGAGTAATTTGTGAATCATGAAGAGCAGCCTGCTTGGTGATTTGCTCTTTGATAAGTTGAAGGGTGTTCATTTGTTTTCTCCTGAAGTGGGTGATTTTGCTCCTTTAACCCCGTGGGGTGATCCGAGTTCCCGTTCCTTCAGTCGTTTGCGTCCGTCAAAGACGGATGAACGCTCCGTTCCGCGACTTACTTGCGTCTCATGTGTATGCTCCCTTACATTTCCCCGCGACTTTCGATCTAAGGTAACCTATAAGATTATACTTAGATTGGCGATCAAGATTGGAATCCATTTGAATTTCAACTGATCGTTGTAGAAACCTTTCACAAGACATATGCCAATCGTAGGGATTAGCGTCATTATGATGGGCAAGGGTTAATGCCAGTAAGATACTGAGCATGAGATGAACGACAAGTGTATACTACACTATCAATTCTATTTAGTCAAATGTGTTGGTATCAACACGAACATTTATAGTTGATCTTGTTAAGATAATTCAATGTCTCTTTAAGACTTCCGCGATGCTTTACTCCGATGGCAATCTGCGGGTATTGTGCACCTTCTCCAAACTCTGCTCTGAATTGTGCTTCAGTAAAGTCTACATCTAAAAGATATTCATGGAAATCATTATGAATACTTTTCAAAAGCATAGCAGCTCTTTCGCATTCTTGATTTCCGTTGCTGTAGATCCATGCTCGGGTATTCATTTCTTTCTGCAATTATACTCGATTACAATTTTTTCGTGTTCGGTAGTTTTATCACAGCAAATATAATACTTTGCTTCCCCACCCAAGATTTTACACACATTATCTAGTTGAGTTTTAACAGCAAATTTTTTAAAGTCGTCGTCAATCACGTTGCCTCCAATCATCAGGTTTATCTTGCTTAAACCAATCTACGATTTCATCTGCACCATCGAATCCCGTTTTATAATTGGATGGATCGGGATCACCTAGTCCCATCCTATTCATAAAATCATCAACAGTTCCCTCCTCAATATCATGAGCGGCTTGACGACGTGCTTTATTCAACCAATCCCTAGCAAGGGTGTGTGCCTTGGCAAGTTTTTCTGCCCAAATCATATCCTCTAGCGGAACATCTTCTTTGTTGGCAATGCAACGACAGATAGACTCCAGACGAAGGCGGTATGCGGTAGAAAGCATGTTAGTTCGTTTTGAGTTTGTCTTTTAGATCTAAAACCTTATTGACTTCATCAATAGCAGCAGACATCCTTGTACCAAGGATATCCATGATATCGCTGTAAATTATTTCATTATCCACGTAGTCATCGAAGTAAGTATCGATTGCTTCTTTGAGATATCTTTTTCGATGCCACTCAGGACTGTAAGGTTTGTAAGTCATAATTAAGGTATCATGTGGATATTTAGTTATTGATCAACGCTCAATGTAACTAAGGTTATGGTTCTTCGATTTTAACTGATAAATGATAATATCGCAACCTACCTTAGGTTCAGCATTACCACATGTAAATATATCCACTGCTGCCTCTCCTTTTTCAGGCCAAGAATGAATACTGATATGACTCTCAGAGAGAAGACAAACAGCAGTTACTCCATGCGGTTCAAACTTTTTTGAAATAGTCTGAATAACTGTTGCACCACTTGCTTCGGCAGCGATCTCCAACAATTCTCTTAGATATGTTTCATTGTTAAGATAGTCAAAATCACATCCATAAAGATTAAGGAGATAATGCTTTCCCATTATTCTATTGCTTCTGAGTCGATACCATATTCGTTAACCAAGCGATCAACTTCTGTCTCGATTCCAGAAAGTTTAGATAATTCAGCGATATTTGATTTTTGAAATTTCTTTAGTTTTTTGTATTTCTTGATGAGTTTTCCAACTTCATCAGTGTCTATTTCAAACCTAACGTTTCCATCTTTATCAGAGTCGTTAGTAAATCCTTTGAACCCTCTCATTATTTTTTCTTCTTTTCTTTTGGGGGAGGATTGCCCCAAAGTTTTGGATTAGCCCTTCCCTCAGATTGCACCATGGTTACAAAATTCTCTTTATACTTATCATAATAAGCATCAAAGATTTTTGATTGTTTTGCTGCAACAACTAAATCGTAGTGCTCCACATCATCTACCTTATATGTAACAAGGTAGCAACTATTAGGAAGTTCCGTCTTGTTGTCCACATTGGGATCACAATCCTCTTTAATAATCTTCAACTGCGTCCACCCCATTGAATGTCAGGATATGCCTGTTTGACTACATCATAAGTGATTTTGTATTTCTCTGCAAGTTTCTTGTCCTTTACCAGACAAAGAACCTCAGCTTCCCGTGGATGCAAACCACGAAGAAGATTGATAAACATCATCTCTCTACGAATATTACTGAGAGAATCATTACCACCTTTCACAAAGTTATAGAGGTTTTTATATTCTCTACGCAGTGAAGTCTTACCTCTACCGTCCAGATCTTGTCCTGTCGCAGACTCTCCACCTTTTGCTTCCCGTGCCAGATTTTCAGATAAGGTTCCAGAGTAAACAGACTGATCATTACCATCTGCATATGGAACCTCACCCTCAGGAACAAGACTAATAACAGTCTCATCAAAGTTCCAAATAAGGATGCTTTTTAATGCATCATTTTCATATTCCTGAAGAACCTCAACTTTCTTTGCTTTAGATCTTTGCTTACTTGCAAGTTCAAGAATTTCAAAAAGAAAAGGGTTGGGTGGTAACTCAACCTTCGTCTTCGTCTTCGTCGTAGTCGCCATAATCGTTTTCAAATCGTACTGCTACTATTTCATCGGGAAGAATATTCCCATTTTCATCAAACATTTCGGGATGTGTATACACTGGTTGTGTAGCGTAGACATGTTCTTTTGCTAACCATCCTACCATACCTCCAACAAAAAAGAACATTATTGATACCAATGTTCCAATCGTTAATGTTACTGCTAACATTTTCCCATCCTCCGAGAGTCTATCTTTTCCGAATATCCAAATAAAAATTGAAGTGGAAAACAAAATCTCTCTTGAAGAGAGAAACCATGTTTCCAAACCTTACCTGGAAAGTTTTGGGCGGTTCTGCTCTCCTCCTATTTCTGAGTAATAACTCTACCCCACGATTAAGTTGGGTATCTGATTTATTTAGAGCGTTTTTTTCTCCGTCCTGGCCTTCTATCATAACTATACCTTTCAGCGTCTTCAATGATACCTTCTAAAAATTGTTTGATTTTTCTTGCTTGTGGTTTAGGAATGTGTCCATAAGCTTCACGAAGTTGCTTATGTTCATTATCTTGTCCACCTTTTAAATATTCATCCAATTCAAGGATAAGATCTTTGATTTCTTTAGAAGTACTGCTAGCGATAAATTCATCAGCATCCTTTCTCTTTGCATCAATGACTCTAAGATAATCATAGAATTTCAACTGAAATTTTTGTTGCTCAAAAGCAACATCAATTGATTGTTCGACGACTTCGTAGACTTCTTGATCCATTAAACCAGATTGTTTTCTCTTAAGTACTTGACTGTTTCTTGACATCCACCAATTAAATCATCATTAAGTACAACACGGGGAAAGGTAGATCCTTTTCCAAACTCTTCGTAAAACTCTGTTCTGGTAAAGTCCCTACCCAACTTATACTCGACAAATTGCTGTTCTGCAAGTCCGAGAGCAGCGATTACTTTAGTACAATAGGGACAACCAATCTTTGTGTAAACTAAAAAACTTCTCATTTTTTAACGGACTCCCAATCTTTATCGAAAATTTCCAAACCTTTGTCAGTGAGAATATGATCATACATTTGATCAAATACCTTTGGTGGCATTGTGCAAATCTCAGCACCATTATACCATGAACGAATTGCTCTTTGCACACTGCGGATGGAGGCAGACAGAACCTGAGTCTTCATTCCATGAATTCGATACAACTCAGAAATAGAACGTACAACTTCAAGTCCTGCTACTGACTGATCATCAAGGCGTCCCACAAATGGAGAAACATATGTAGCACCCGCTTTGGCAGCTAGAACCGCCTGTGAGGCACAGAAGATCAATGTGACATTCACCTTAATACCTTGCTCTGAAAGACGCTTACAGACGATTAGGCCCTCTCTGGTGCAAGGAACTTTGATAGTAGCGACATCACCAAATTTCTCAGCAAGTCGGATACCCTCATCATACATTTCTAGATCAGAACCAACGACTTCCATGCTAATGTCTTTGACACCCATGTCTTTGATTTCTTGGTAAACATCCTCTGGATTTTTACCACTCTTCATAATGAGAGTTGGATTAGTAGTTACGCCGTCTACTAACCCTGTAGAAAAATACTTTGCGATCACATTTGTGTCCGCAGTATCAAGAAAAATTTTCATTTAGACAGATACTCCTTCTCTGATTTATACAAGAATGATTTTTCCTTGTCAAAAAACATTGTAATACCAACATGAAGTTCTGGCAATAACCATTCATGAACAGGTAAACAATATTGCCAATTTGCAGGTTGAATACAATTCATAACAACCACTGTCCAGAATGCTGAAACATGATTAATAATCGTAAGCATAAAAAAGAGGGGTTATCCCCTCTAGTGTATCATATAAAAAAATAAATTCAATAATTTTTACTCGTCTTCATATAGTTTTTCCAGTCTTTCTCTGGATAAATCTACATATAAAACCTCATCTCCTTCTTTTGGTGCTTCTGGATGTTTTGGTTTAGGAGGTTCATCCATCATCATATTGATAGATTGAATGTTACTCCACATCATCGCAAAAGCACCACCAGCAATTATAGCAAAGCAAACAAAGTAGAAGAAGACTTCAAAGTTGTTCACAGTGCATTACCTCTAGGAAGAACTTCCTCAGGAAATACAAAGTTTTCATGTGGTTGATCTACTGGTGCCAACCATGCACGAAGTCCTTCATTAAGAAGAATATTCTTCGTATAGAAAGTTTCAAACTCTGGATCTTCTGATGC